ATCAAAAAATAAAATTAACAAAACTGCAGTTTGGGGACCACTTTATCCAATTGAATATGTAAAAAGAATTATGGATAGGGGGAAATTGGAAAAGATAAGATTAATACGATATGAAGTTCCGGAAGAAACTGTGAATAGATTAGGTGTGAATAATGGGGTTAAACTTAGAGAAGAACATATAATAATAAATCCTGTTGGGTTTGTAAAAAATAAAAGAGATAAAATAATAGAGTGCTTAAGAGGACAAAGAGCGAGTACAAATATTATTGAGTTACCAGAATTTAATTATGATGTGTTGAAATTTGAATTCTCTATGAATAAAAAGAAAAAAACAATTGATTTAAATAATCTTTCAGAATTAAAAATTAATGAAGATATAACAGAGCAAGTAAGAATTGATGGTGGAATACCTACATATAATTCCCTAAAGATACGAATGTTGGAAACGGCACATGAATATTTGAAATTGTTAGGATTTATTGTGTAAAAGAGAAATGGAGTTGATAAATTGATAAAAACAACTATTTCTGACATGAAATATATGTTGTTAGCTGTTGCTGTGGTAATATATATAATAAGTGTAATCGGAGCAAAATTAGATTATTTATCTTTCAAGGATATAATTAAAAATCATTTTGAATGTTTTAAAAGAGAAAGGGACAATAAATATAGAATTTTGCCGATACTTAATTATACAATAGTACCCATTTTATTAGGATGTTCAGCAGCAATGTATAAAAATATAAATAGTGATATTTTAGATAACATTACAATAGTAATATCAATTTTAACAGCAATGCTATTTACGCTGTTAAGTACAGTGATAGAGATGAAAGCTAAAATAAAAGGTGATAAAAGTTACTATAGTAGTGAATATGAAATATCAAAAAAAGCGATTATAGAAACATATTATGCGATAATGTATGAAATTTTGGTAAGCATAATATTATTGATAGCTTGTTTTTTTTGCACTTATACAGCTATGTATAATGTGTGGTTTAGTAGCATTATATATGGGCTGTCGTTTATTATGGTATCAAATTTATTTATGGTCATAAAAAGGATATTTAGAATAATAGATACAGATATAAATAAATAGTTAAATTAGAAATTTAATTATTAAAAGAAACTCACACCCTTCGGAGAATGCTGTTGGCGTAAAACAGTGTTATTCCGAAGGGTGTTTTTTTAATGCAAAAAATTAGTAAAGAAAGGGGCGGTTGCAGTGACTGACAGACAAGTTATATTTGCAAATGAATATTTAATTGATCTGAATGGAACAAGGGCGTATAAGGAAGCATATCCACACGTCAAAAATGATAATACAGCAGCAGCGGCAGCCGCTCGTCTTATGAATGTTCCGGAGATTAAGGAATACATAGATGAAAGAATTAAGGACAGGTTGGAAAGAATTGAGGTTACGCAAGATGATGTGATTCAGGAGCTTGCAGCAGTTGCCTTTGCCAATGGTTCTGAGTATGCCAAGGTTGTGACTAAGCCGGTGATGATGAAGACACCGGATGGTGATTATGTTCCGGCATTGGATAGTGAAGGAAATCAGATGTATTATCAGGCAGTTGAGATTACTGAAACTGATGAGCTTTCAAGAAGACAGATTAAGGCTATTTCAGGTATTAAGCAGGGTAAGAATGGAATAGAGCTGACTACCTATGACAAGGTAAAGGCTTTGGAACTGTTGGGAAGACATTTAGGAATGTTTAAGGATAAGGTTGAGGTGTCAGGAAATGTTAATAATCCTTTTGAGGGATTAAGTACTGAACAACTGCTTAGATTGGCAGGTGAGGACCTTGAATCTGAATAAGAATTTAATAAAACTTTAT